GCTTTTAGCACCCCAGTAAACCCAAAAGCGCAGGTAGAAGTTGCAGCGTTATGGCCTGCAAATTTAATAGTCCCTTCGTTGATAATTGTCAGAGTGTCATCAACCAAGACTGCATAATGCACTGTACCTTGAGCCGTAGTGAACAGCGCACCTTGTCGTGTTACAAGATAATTTGCTGATGGTATGTATAGGGTTTTACCCGTGCCTTTAGTTGCATCTACAGCAGCCTGAATAGCAGCTGTATCATCAACCGTTCCATCACCAACAGCCCCAAAGTCTTTAACACTGACTACATCTTGCAGCTTGGACTCAATAAGGCGACGTGGTGCGCCAGTGCCCGATTGCGTAAAATAGCTTTTAACCGCTTGAACTGCTCCGCTTGTGTCCTTCGTATAAATCTCTACATCCGCTGCGTTGATCGCTAGTTCGCCTACATCAATGTCACCCGCTACAGGAGGGGTGCCAGCTGTAGTGCTGTGCTTATGGGTAATTTTCAGCGTCATAACAATGCAGTGCCGTTGATCAAGGCTAACCTTCCATTAAGTCTACTTCTTTTGACAGCAATCAGTTCAAAGGCCCCGACGGTTTTGGTTGGTGCGCGTTGTTCATCGATTTGCGACTGAAGCGCCGCTATAACACGGGGCGGTTTGCCGCTAGGCATGTAGTGAGTAAGACTACGATGTCTAGGCAATACCAGCATCAGTGAGACGCTGTTTAACAGTTTCAATCTCTCCAATTGCATTCTGGAGTGCAGCCGTTAGCAGTGGGACAAGTTTGGATTGGTCGATCCCTTGATAGACGGGGTTGCCGTTTTCATCAACCTCATCCTTTGTGCCAGTGACGCACTCAGGGACGATTGCTTGCGCTTCGTGGGCCAAGAAACCGTCAACTACGGTGTCAGGATCCGCGAGGAAGTTGAAGCGGTGAACTCGGAGCTGGTTGACGCGATCTGCGGCGTCAGTCAGTGGAACAATATTTTCTTTCAGCCGGTAATCAGAAGAAGTTGTAAAGCTGGTAGCAGTCCCACTGGTAGAAATTGACCCGACTTCACCATTGGGGTTCTCAAACCTCATATGTTTTCTTGAACTGGAGCTGCCTGAACTGCTTGCCCAAGCCCCTCTGCTGGAACCTGCTACGGGTACGTGCAGATACGCACCACTTGTATAAGGAACCGCTACTCCTATAAGGACATTTCCCGAGTCATCGGTAATTAACCTCGCAACTCCATTGGTGCTGATGCCTACTTGGTCTGTGCCTGGGGAATAAATGCCAGTGCTGGTATCAGACCCTGGATATAGCGATGGCAGGGCAGCCGTCCCAGGCGGGAAGCTAACCTTCCCGTTGGCAGAAATCAGGCCGGTGGTGGTAACAGCTTGGCTGCCGAAATCTGGATCGATCTTCGTGCCAGCAATTGCCGCAGAAGCATTTACGTCTGCATTGACAATGACATCTGATGCGATCGACGTGGCAATACTTGCGCCACCGGTTAGATCGCTGCTAACCGTACCAGTTACATCGCCTGTGACAGCAAAGTTACGAGCTGAACTGAGAGCTGTAGATGTAGCCGCGTTTCCACTGGTATCTTGATTGCCAGCAGCGTTCACGCCAGGCAAATTAATACTTGCCGTTCCATCAAACGAAACGCCGCCAATGTTTCTAGCTGTCTCAAGCGCGGTCGCTGTTGAAGCATTGCCGGTCAAAGCTGCCGTAACCGTTCCAGCTGCAAAGTTGCCCGAACCGTCACGAGCAACAATTGCGCTTGCTGTGTTTACAGCTGTTGCAGTAGTTGCGCTGTTGCTAACTTTTCCACCGGTCGAAATGGCGGCGAGCTTTGTGTCAGCAATAGCCGCTGATGCGTTGATGTCTGCATTGACAATTGCGCCGTCAGCAATCTTAGCGCTAGTGACTGCACTGTCAGCAATGTAAGCCGTTGCAATTGCAGTACCGTTCCAAACCCCAGTCCCGATTGTTCCAACGCTCGTCAAGCTAGAAGAAACAACAGCCCCGCCAAGACTTGTTGCGTCTAGAACTTTCGTGCCATCAATCCGATATTCCTTGGCGCTAGCGATATTTACATGCTCGCTAAGTGTCCACGCATCAGTGCTATCAATCCAGTTAATCGTTTTGTCAGTAGAACCCTTGAGCGTGATTCCACCACCGTCGGCAGTGGCATTAGTTGGCGATGGAACAACACCTAGCTCGATATTTTTGTCTTTAATTGTTATCGTTTGAGATTCAATTGTTGTTGTCGTTCCTTCAACAGTCAGATCGCCACCGATTGTGCAATCACTACTAACGTCGAGCGTTCCAGTGATGCCTAGCTCGGTGCCGCTAAATGTCAAGTTGGGGCTGTCTTCCAGTTCACCGCTAACGCCAGCAATGACAACCCGATTATCTGTTAGGTCAGAAACGGCAGCACTGCTAAGGGTGGCTTCGCCAATTACGTCAAGCGTTCCCGGTACGTTTACGTCGCTGGTCCATTCGACACCAAGACCAGCGGCATCGGTTTGCAGCAATTGGCGGGCATCGCCATCCTGCAATTTATAGACTGGTAGTTCACTGATGGTTGCGGCTCCATCATCGGCCACATCAACATCACCGTTAATAATCCCGACGATCTCGCCAACAGTGGTGCGTTTTGTTTGACTTGCGCTACTATCTGTTACTGGCACGAGGTCGGCAGCAGCAGGCGTAGTAAGAGCCGTTAGCTGGGAAATCTTGACGTTAGCCATGCGCTAATGGTGCAGCCGCTATATAGAGACAGTCTAACCTTCATACAACTGTACGTCTCGCACAGTGACGAAGCTGGCTGAACCAGTGATAACGTCTGCCGCCCTAACACTGACAGCACTGCTCGTCAACATCACTTGAGCTTTGTAGTACAGATCACCGGGCTCCAACCTATCGCGATTCAATACATCGCTGTCAATCATCCAGAATTGAGCTTCAGCTTCAGACTGTTCATTAGTATTCAAAAGCAAGCGCAACAAATTACTGGTGCCAACAGTTGCCAGCGCTTGAGCTGACCAAACCGCAATTGCGTTGCGTGGCGTAATATCTGCGTTGTCATAGGCGGTCACGCCTGGGTCCAAGCTTGCGTCGTTGTAGCTCGGGCCGTAGTCCGCAATACTGCCAGCAGTGCCAACAATATCCGCATCGCTGTAAGTTATGTTTTGGTCTACTTCAACAAAGCAGCGAGCATTTGCGTATTGGCTTTGATTAATAATTGCTGTGTCACGAGTGTCGTTTGCTTCGCGTTCAACCAAAAAATCGAACGAACCACCGCCTTGTATTAGTGATTTAACGCCATCAAAAAACTTGTCACCAAGACCAGTAGTGTCGATTTCATTTGAATTTAAACTTAAATTCCATCCTTGCAAGCACGCCTCTAGCTTCCACTCATTAACCAAACGCAGTTCAATTGGAACTGTCGGGTCCAGCGTAAAGTCAGATTGATCAATGCCCTCGCGTGTTACGTCGTTCGCGCCAGCCAGCGCCGCTGCACGAGTGCGATAGAACGAAAGACGATTTAGTACGTCTACATGCACGTACAACCGATTGCGATATGGCGTTGCGTCTTCATCCGCCGATTGCACAGCGATAATATCACCACTCTCCGTAGTCAAAGCATCGTTGTATTCAGTTGCCAACCACCGATATGGCCTCAGCAACTCCGACGGATATGCAGTGCTATAGCCAACAAGTTCAGGATAATCTGGATAGTCAAAAACATCCGCATAGCTCGGCACTAATGGCGGATCAGCAAGATCTACATTTGGCCAGTTATCAATGCTGGCAACCTCAACCAGGTCACCACTGCGGAAGCCTGTTGTCGTCAGCGAAATAATATTTTTGTCTTGATTGAGCGCAGTAATATCAACCGCAACGGGCGTAGGTGCGGAACGGTTGAATACAACTTTGCCGAATGTGCCGAGGACTGCCATTACGTCGAGGAGATAGTTAGGTCACCAGTAAACGTAAATGCAACATTTGTGCTTGTAACGTCACCGACAGTCACGGTTGAACCGACACTGGTAATCAACACACTGCCTGAAATCGTCTTGCCTGTGGTCAGCGTCAGCGTTGCGGTGATGCTACCTTGCGAATCAGTATTGATTTTGGCGTAAACATCATCAAGCAGACTGTTTTCGTAGAGCAAAGTTGCACTACCTGATGCACCACGCAACCCCGTTGCGTACACCCTGCTTGATTCACCTAAGTTTGTGGTCTCCAGTGTGTCGCGTGAAATATCAATGCTTGCGTCACGAACCACAACCGTCGAGTCGAGCCCAGTGATCGCAAAGTTGCCTGTTGTGCTGGTGACTGCCATTTTGTACTCCTGTTAGCTCATTCTAAGCTCTGCCGTCAATTCAACAGTCACATCGGAACGACCAGGGGCGACGCTTTCAACTTGTGGCGACGACCCTTCGCTAAAAGACCACAGCAAACCGGCCCCTGTGGCACTGGCATTCAGCCAGCTTTCCAAGGTCGCATCCGCTCCAGCAAATATCTGCGTCGGCAGCGTCAGGCTATCGACTGAACCTTTTGCTGTGTTGTATGCGCTAAGGATTGCTGCTGTGTTGGTGTCGTTGACGTTGCCAAATGTCAAGCTAAGTTTTGCACTACTTGGCCTGCTGCCCCAGAGCCTGCGGGTGATCACGCCGGATTGAGAAGTTTGCGTTTTAGTGGGCCATGTTGGTGCAATAAAGCTGCGTCTTGTTGGTGCAATGCTGGGAAATGTTGTCGCCATCAGTCTTGAATGCTCCAGTTACCAGCGGTATCGAAGCCATCTGCTAGCTCCAGAATGTCTGAGCTGTTGGTTGGCATGTGTACTGCTTCAATTGTAAACGTGCCTTCTTCAGTTGGCGTTATGCGCTCAATCTGATAAGTGCGAACCTGTGTGCTGGGAAGCTTAACGGTAAACACAACTCCTGTAGGTGTTGCAGTTTTGCCGCTGTTACTGACAGCCAGCGTGGTGTCCGCTGGTGCTGTATCGGCATCACCGTTCCAGGCAA